AATCACCAGTGACCACTTGCCCCCCACATATAGCCCTTCATAACTGCGTACCCACTGTGCACCATCCCATTTGTATTGTAGGCTGGTATTTAGATTAGTCACGTATTCCGTGTTTTCTGTGGCACTAGCATCAAATGCTACAATCCAATTGGTTCCGTTATATTGAATAATATCATTTACACCAGCAACAATACTACCCCAACTATCAGCAGCATCCGTATTATCTGCGTCACCAATATCGTCAGTTAGCAAATAGCGTTGTCCTGTAGCAGCCGCGGCAAGACCTGCACCTGGACCGCTACGCTGCGGATCAATAACAGCCGTTACTGCCGCTAGCGAATTAGCAGGTAATGTGTCTTGGTCAACTGTAAATAGCATAATACGATCATCGGTTGGATGATACGCAACAGTACCTACAATTTCAATATCATTGGTATCATTCTCTAGGCGTATTTGACTAATACCATCGCGCAGTTTTCCATATTCTTCAATTACAGCATGCCAAAGTAATATGCTGTCATCTTGCGTGACTAAACTGCCTAGATCTGTATTTGGCTCATCTACTGCACTTGATTTTAATACTTGTAGTTGATTGCCAATTAATAATACCTGATATCCATGTGGAGTGACCTGCATGCGTGTGCCTAATAATAAGTCATCATTTTCTAGTAACGAGTTAGTATTACCGTCTGCATCGTATATACCAGCAATAATTTTGTGAATAACACCAAGTTTAGTAACTTTAGCCGGCATACTGATCCAGATAGGCACAGTAAATGTTAGGGTAACAATATCAATAGGTTCTTCTGTACCAACAGGTACAGTTCGAGAAGTATAATTAATATCATTAAGTTCAACTACTGTTAAACTGGTCCAATCAATATAGTTGTCTGTGCTTTGTATTTCAACCGAGGGGTTAAACAAAGGAGTAATCTGTTCAAGTAATTGCCATTTTTGATTGGTATTTGTGGTCCAAATATCTAACTTAATAGTTAAATCATAAGGAACCGGCATATGTCTCTTGACTGTAAATGCATTACCTTGTACTGTTTCGTAGGTTTGTGTGTCTTCGTCCCATGCACGTTGACGAAAACTGCGTGTATCAACATGATAAGGTTCCTGAACACGATCTCGAGCATATTTCATAGCACTAATATAGAAACTCATCATAGGTGCAGACGGCATACTATTAGCACTGTTATTTTGTAGAATAGCCTGTGCTTGTCTTGATGCATCGCCATATCTCACCGGTACAGTTTGATAAGTTACATTACCGCTGTCGTCTCGACCATACTCTACTTGAAAGCCTGAAAAGATTCTAGTAAATTGCAACAAGAATCTACGTATTTGCTCGTCGTAAAAGAAATCAACTGCCATTAGTTGTCAGCCTCCGGACGAAGAAGGTCACTTAAACTCTGCTTACTTGGAATAACTCCTCGATCTGTAGTTTGTACAGTAGCGTTGTTATTAACAAATGAACTACGTTGTGTAGTATTATCATTGTTTAAGTAACTCATTTCAGTTCTTACATTATCTTCTACTTTCACCCAACGTACTCCATCATATCTAAACAATCTATTTGGATGATAGTCCAACCGCAAGCAGTAATCTCCTGTTCTAGCATTAACTGGGAAATTAACTCCTGGTGTAACAGGTAACCCATTTGGAGGCATTGTGTTGCCGGTTAAGTATCCAACCAAGTATCCATCTGATTCTGGCGATACCAAACTGCGATCAGCACGCACAGCACCTAGATCTGCTGTAAGCAATGCGTTGTCGGCACTGATACCTGTACCATCTTCTGGTTCTCCGTCACTGCCATACGGGGCAACATAGAACTTGCTAACATCGTAGCCAGATAGCGGAACTTCTACTTCTGCTTGAGCAAGGATCTTATCGTTGATATCCTTGTTCTTATTGTATGTAGTTAAGTAATCGGTTAGGTCGCCAGTTTCGTTGCCCTTCTCATTAGTGTAACCATCCAAGATGTCTTTGTATTCTTGCGCACCCACCATTGGTACTGCTTTAACACGCCAAATATGTGGCATCCAAGTTTTACTGAATCCTTCGCTAGCAAATGATGCATCTTGAATAACATAAAATTTTGGCATTCCAATTGGAATATTTGGGTCTAGCGGATGAAAATCCTTTAAGTTTGGAACTTCCAATACATCACCGCTCATTAGTTTTCGGCCTAGTGTATCGATCATATCATTGTAATGGAATGTTACAAAGATTGTATCGTTTTGAATGAATAATCCAAACTGACTTAGGTTAAAATCAATATCCTGAACATTGTATACACCTCTTAATCTGTAGATAGATTCGTCATAGTCGCGATCTCTATTTTCGAGAGTGAACAAGTCTTCGATAAAAAGCGGATTCGTTTCTGAGTACACTGGACGAGTAACGTCGTAGTTACTAGATTCTGTAGAATAATCTCCTGAAACTTTAGGGCCTAAATATTTGTGAATATATATGTCTAGTCCGCCAACGGTATACTGCTCGGATATTACACTATCTAGATATTTGTAATCGTTGCGTTTTTCAGGTGACCATAAACTTAGTCTTGGCATATTAAATAATCTTTATATGTTGTAAATTTACCACAATAAGCATAATCTATGGAATCCTGGCAAATTTTTATGTATTTATCCGCTTTAACTGGGTTGACAAGTTCAAAAATGTCCCCTATACTAAGCAGACACTAACAAACAAGGAGTTAGCAATGGCACGTAAGCCACAATCAAATAAGATTAAAGTAGCAGCAGCAGAAGCCAAGTATGTGGGTTCTGAACCAGTGTGGACAGAACAACCCAATGACGATTCTCGAATTGGTGCGCTAGTATCAGCATTGAACTGGTATAACTATGCATGCGACAAGAAGCAGGGTAAAGAAATGCTACTTGAATATTTGAAAGATCAAGGTAAGACTGATGATTATAAAGTAATCAAAGGTGTATCCGATGCAAGTTTAAACCTTACTACTGCGTGGCTAGCTCGCATGAGCACACAAGGACTAGAACTTAACGCCGACGAAGCAGAGCGTATCTCAATTGAAGTAGCACGACACAAAGAAGCCAAGGTTGTTGCAGTAGAAGACACTGAAGAAAAGCCAAAAGGGCCAACTATTCAAGATCGTATGCTTGAAAAGGCAAACGAAGCAGCAGGAGAACTTGAAGGAATTTTAGACAATTTTATCATGAATGGATGCAAACCTGTAAAGGGAGAAGATGCTATTACTGTATTAAAGGTAGCAAATATTCTTCCGCAGCATATTTCCGTAATCACAGATACGTGGGAAGCAAAGCTCGCAGAGTTTCAGGCAGCGCATAATGGTAACGAAGAAATCTCCGAATACTATGCTGGATACGGCAAGATTGAATTGCGCAACTTAGTTAAGTTTGCAGAGCAGGTAATTGCTGACGCACTGAGTTATGTACAGTACAAGAAGGTTTCTAAAACTCCACGTCGAAAGAAGCCAGTTCCTCCAGAAAAGGTTGTTGCTAAACTCAAGTACCAAAAGGAATTTGGTGATATTAAATCTGAGAAACCTGTTAAAATTTTAGGCGCTAAGGAGATGTTTGTTTACAATACTAAAAATCGCAAGTTGCAGTACTATGTTGCTGATCAGCACTCAGGCGGTTTGTATGTGAAGAACAATGCTATTATTGGGTACGATCCAACACAGAGTGTTATGAAAACATTGCGTAAACCCGATGAACAACTTAAAGAACTTATGAAAGCTAGCAAACCAAATAGCCGTAAGTTCTTTTCTGACATTCGAGCAGTAGAATCCAAACTAAACGGACGGTTTGCAGAGACCCTGGTGATCCTGAAAGTACACTAAATAGTGTATAACAGGATGGACCGGAAATATGAGTTTAGATTCTCTCAAACAAGATCTCTTTAAGTATGTAGGATTACGTTTAGGCGATGGCATTATTGACATTGAGCTAGACCCAGAACACTATGAAATTGCATACCAAGAAGCACTTGGGGTTT